GCGGAACCAGTATCATCCCATACTTTCATTACTTCTAATGTAGTATCATAATATAATGCTCCGTCATCTAAGGCATCACCATCATTGTCAAGTCCTACGTTTGCTCCTGCCTCCCTAACAGCAGTTGCGTGTGAACCTAAATACTTATCATCAAATGTATCTACATAATTTTCTGCGAGTAATGCTGAAGCAGCAGCATTTGCAGCATACTGTTTTGCACTAAAAAGACCTCCTGCTATTGCATTAGTATCAGTAGTAGCCCATTCTTTTGCAGAACCATCTGGGGGAGTACCTACTGCATATTGCTTGGAAGAGTAATCTACATCTGCACCATCTGCATCATTACGAACTATTGTAGTCTTTGCAGCCCAATCCTGTGACTGTGCAGAATAGTGCTTGGCACTATATTCTGATGAACCATCTACTGTTTGATATTGTTCATGAGTGGCATATTCTTTAGCCGAAGCATCAAGTTTATGTGTAGATGTACCAGTTGCCCACTCTTTTGCAGATGCATCTGCTGCTGTAGTAGTAGGAGTTGTAGCTAATTGTGCCCAGTTCTTAGATGACCCTCCTGCAGCAAGTGTACTACCTTGAGCATATTCCTTTGCAGAATAAAAAGCAGTACCAGCAACAGTAGTGCCATCTGTTAAGTGAACCCAATCTGCTATTGTTACAAGATAAGATGCACTATCTATCCCATCTTGAACCATATTTAATGCAGCCTGTACAGCTAATTCATTACTGCCTGCACCTATATATACTGGACTCTTTGACATTAGACTCTCTCTATTACCGAAACAGTTACATCACAACTTTGTGTTGATGTCACACTTATTCTATCTCCTGTAAGTACTGCAGGAGTTTCACCATTCCCTGCATGTTGCAACACCAATTTACCAGGGATAAGATCTACTGATGTGTCTGCTGGAAGTGGTATCGTATGTGCAAGTCTATATGTTTTTTGGGTTAACCCAGTCCCTCTTGTAGCATAGTCTATAATCTCAACTGTTAATTCTCCGGAAGTTACTGATGTGCTTGCTACAAGCAATCCTATTATGACAGAATCTGCAGCACCACTAGCTCCATCATTTGGAGCTTCGTAAACCTGTACTGTTGCACCAGCAGTAACTTCTGACACATAACGCATATACCTTTCAGCCATATTAATCTCCCAATATCATTTGATTTTTTCTTGCTACACGAGCAATCATTGTTTCCAAAGCTTTTGTAGTGCCCTGATCTATTATAGAAGGTGCATCTAACGTAAGAGCACCTGTTGCTGATACAATCTTACCATTTGATATAGTCCCAAGAAGATTGCCTGAAGTATCTTTAACTGTTCCTTCAAGAACTACATTTTTTAATGTTTTATTTTCAAGAGTAGCTATATCTGTTGTTGCAGGAATCCAATAACCCTCATCACCAGAGCCATCATGTACACGAAGACTCCAAGGATTCGTTGACGTATTTGTTTGGACAGTAACTTCTGCTTCTGCTCCATTAAAACTAACATGTTCATCGGCAGTACCTTTCCTAAATTTAATAGCTACACCCATTATCTCCTCACAACCAATCTGTTAAAATTAACCCCGCCTGTTATACTTGCTGGATTTAAAGGTTCGACTCTATCAGCATCTGCGATCATTCCCATCTTCTTATTCCTAAAGTACTCACTTTTTTCTACATTCCTTAAATCATGCTCTTTAAGATATGCTCTTTCCAATGTACCAAATGTTAAAGCATCAACCCATACTGCATCAATAGCACAGGTAGTTTTATAATTAGCACTATCTAAAGAGTAAAGATTAGCTTCATCTAAAAATAATGTCTGATCTATTTCATCATATATTAAAGATTGACCAGAATCATCCGTAAGAGCAGTTCCTGCAACCCAGCCATTAAGTGGAGTTACTATGTTCCTGGACACCACATTATCTGGATCACTAACATCATTATAAACATAAGGTACTTCATCACTCATCCTTGTTGGCCTCAATGTTCCAGAAAGCAACAAGGTTAAATCCTCTGATGGAATAGGCCATACTCTTATTGTCTCTGATGACCTCTGATCTAAGACTAAAGCTTGTGTCTTACCAGAAGTGGCCTTCCAATCTTCAACAGATGACCATAAAGAATTACCGAATATCTGAGTAATAGAATACTCTCCATCTTTAATTATAAGGGGCAAACCACCTTCAGAGTGTAATCTTTTCATCTCTGATGTAGTAACTACAGGTAACTCCCGACCTGTTATAGACCCACCACTTATATCCATTAATCCAGTTGGAAGAGGAATTAGATATGTAGCAGGGCCAATAGTAACACTTGCTTCTGCTACAGGTAATCTTATTGCCCTAACAAGATCAAGCAAGGAGTCATGAATATAATTATTTAACTCAGTCTTCGTCCATCTTATAAAGCCAGCATCCTGCAGAATAGTTACTACTCGTGATCTAATATCGAGTAACTCAATCATGCAACTTCTACCTCATGCATATCAGACTGTATCTGCTCCTGATTAAGAGTAGATGCTTCTGGAAATTTAAGAACCTGAACACTATATCTGTTTGCATCATATCCTGTAAGAGGTGCACCCTCACTCGGTTGGATATAACGTCTTTCTACACAATTCATTAGTATATCAAAATGCCCAGGAGGAATTGCACGCCTAGAATTTCTTGGGAACCTTAGCACCCAATCATTATGTGTTACTGTTACTGGCCCCATCTGTGATGGATCGTCACCAAATCCAATAACTACACAACCCCACCCTTCAGGAACTTGCATATCTTTCCCAACTTCTTGAGAAATATCCTGCCCAAATTGATGATGCACTGATACTGTCTTCCTACGACCTGAGTCATACATTGGATTATTAAGTGTATCACCATACTCACCTGCTGGGATCATTCCGCCTGCTATTGCCATATTAACCTGTGTTTTATAAAGAAAAGAATTCGTCCAGACTTAGGAGGATCTCCCCCACGCAGCCTGAAACTTAGACGAATTACATGATTTGATTCGTCCGGTGGAATAAAAATAGACTCTGGCTTTTGCTGAAAGGAATAAGGGACATCCGGCAGCTTAGTCCAGTTTAAATATAACTCATCTTCTTTAGCCTGATTAACCCTGCCAACACATATCTTTGCATCTATGCCCAGGAATGGTTCTGTCATAACAACAGAGATCCTCTCCGGCAGTGCCTTTGGATAAAGACGATGATCAAAACGAGCATTCGTTATAACAAGTTCTTCATTAGTGAGACTACTAGGTGTAATCTCCATAATAGAACTTTCAAATAACTGCTCAGAAACAGGGGCAGGTGGTTCCCACCCCTGAAACCCTTTAGACATTCATACTCTTAAGCTAAAGTAGAACATGCACACTCAACCCTATAGATCCAGTCTTCATTCAGGATTTGGCAAGCATACCAGCTTTTCCAACCCACTGAACCAGACTGACCCAGAGGATCAGTTACTGCAGGCTGTGGCATCACAACCTTAGGTATAACTGCATCATAACCAGAGAGTGTTACACACCCTAGTGATTCTGCAGAAAATATAAGCACAGGATAAACCTGAAACTTTGTACCAGCAGGCTGAAGTACCATAGTAGTATTACCACCATGAGCTGCTCCAAACTCTGTTGTTACACCAGCTTCAGCATAATCCCCAGTATCAGCAACAGTTCCAGCAGTCGAACCAAATGATGTTGTGGTTCCATGACCAGGAACATAAGTTGATCCCTGTGTAAGTGCTACGTTCAAGTTTTTATAAGCAGTTCCAGCCGGATCTTTTCCGAATGGTGCTGCTTGAGTTGTAAGAACGAAACGAATAACACCCACTGCCCCAATTTCTCCAGGTAGCATTTGCTGACCATTATTACTGTACTTCTGATAAGGAATAAATCCAGGAAGCCCTTCAATATCCTTACGAAGATCAGTATGACCTACAGCAACATATGCTTCAGGTACTGGCTCAGTATTATACTTAGGAGATGGAGTCATCTGCTTAGCAATTTTACGAGCTTCCTGATATTCCAGTGTACGTACTGCAGTATCCAGAAGGTTTGTATTTGCTACTTGAGATGAAGCATTCACGCCAACAGTGTTACCAAGTGTTTTTGAAACAGTTAGTCTAGTAGTACCACCAGCATAAGCTGCTTGAGTACCAGAACGTGCGTGTAAGTAGGTGAGAAAATCCATTAGTTCTGCAGCCTGAATTGATTGTCGTTCAGTAATCTGCTGAATAATTGGATCTTGTGCTGCTGCTACGAGAACATCAGTTGTGGCAACGTATGAACCAAATTGATTCAACTTCACCTTTATGATGGTCTGCAACAAACTATCGGCAGGAGGCTTCACGCCCTCAGCCAACGGAACGAGAGGCAGCCCGAATTTTTCAAAACGCTTCCAACGAACTTCTAATCCGCCTTGACGTTCTTTAGTCTCTTTCTGTGCAAAACGTGCAAAGACCATATTTCTCTTTGCAATCGACAGAAACTTCTTCTGTATTTTAATAGCCTCTGTTTCATCCAGAGAGCCATATTTCATAGTTCCCGAAACAGTTACCTGTCCGGTTCCCCCTCTATTATGTCCGGGGTCTGACGGTACCCATGTTGTAGCCATTTTTCTTGCTCTATTAAAGTTTTAAATTAAAGGAAAGAGAACAAGATAATTAAGGCTTAATCACCTATCGCATCAAATAATGCTTCACCACTTAAGCCTTGAGTCGGATCTGATGTTGTGGACTGAGACTGAGATCCTCCCATTAGTTGTGAAGCTTGATGTCTTCTAAGGTCTTGTTGTTCTTGACCTTGATACATCCCTCCACCACCTCCGTTCAGTTCCATGTACATCCTAATAACCTGTACTTTTGCCTCATTATCCCCCTGAGTCATAGCTGTTCTATACATTGAATCCTTATTAACCCAGTCTATAAAAGACTGGTCGTCTTCAATACTAGGCCAAACACCATGCCCAAGCTGTCCATCAAAGAATGTTTGCCTAGACATTGAATCAAACTTCTGATTCAACTCACTCATAGGCGCATCATACTTATCTTCAACAAACCGACTTACCTTGTCATCAAATGATTCTTGTTCTTGGGATTTGAATGCTGCCATCTGCTTCCTTACTAAACGATCTGCAATTCTTTCTGAAGTTCTCATCACCTCAGGGAAATCTTCGATCACTCGTAAATCATCTTCCGACAATTCATCCTCATCCTTGTTTATATTAGCTTGGGTATTTAGTTCGTTTTCACGTTCTATCACCGCAAGTCTAGCTCTCAGCTCTTGATTCTCTCCCTCTTTCTTCTGCTGTGCACTATATGCACGATCAGCATGAGGTCGAATATCTTCATAGCTTTTAGTAACTGAAGCTAACTGTTTTCTTAATTCAGCTACTTCATCTGCCCCTGTATTTGTTAGTTCTTGCTCAGGCATTTCTCCACCGGGAGGTGCTTCTAGCATAGGTCACTCATCATTATGGGTTAAAGTCTCACGAATCAAACGATCAAGGTCAAGTACATTCTTGATTTCTTTGATCTCTCCAATGAGCATATTAAAGGAGGCTACATCCTTTTCGTCATAGAGGGGCTTCTCTGAGAGTCTATCCTCTTTCCGTTTAAGTCGAGCCAGTAAAATCTTAGAGAGCTGTGCCCACCTCGGGTCGTCCTGAAGACTCACCAGGTAGTCCAGCTTCTCCTTGTTCAGGTTGCTGTTGTTCTGCGGCCTGTTGTTGCCTTTGTTCTTCTTGAATTCGAACATTCTCTGCTTCTGCTTCTGCTATTTGCATTTGTTCAAGTAATAACAGTGATGTCTCTTGAAGAAGATTTGGTAGATCCTGTGTCATTAAATTTGGATCACCCTCTTTTATTCTTGCAAGTCGTTCTTGTATAATACCTTTACGGATATCTGCTGCGACTGCCTTCTTCTCATCAACAACTGCTTTTGTTTCATATACATCTGATTCTAACTTTGCTGCCTGCATCTGCTCTTGTTGCATTTGAGCTTGTGCTTGTTGTGAATCTTGTGCAGACTCTTCCTCAGACTTAATAAGTCCATCAATCTCCAAACCCAAACCTGCTTTTAAAGGTACTGCCAGCTTCTCAAAATTAAATCTTTCCCTCATTTCAGGAACTTGACCAACTACTTGTATCAGTTGAAGTACCTGATTGATAGTAACTTCTTTTGCCATGAATGTATCATAGCTTTTTGCCAGACAAAGGAAGTCTCCTTTAATAGCTGCATCCTGAGAGTCAGCCATCAACCAATGGTAAACAGCTTGGACGTTTGCAGTTATCATATTATTAAGTGAACGCACCACTCCTGAAGTCAGCTTATTAGAGTTCTCGTTCAGTATCTGCATACCTGTTGCAGTCTTAGTCTGATACTGTGCACCTGCCCCCATTCCAATTGGGACTTGACCTGATGCTAGATCTGTATTACGTTCAATAATCCTAAGCAGCTCTACTAAACCACCTGTAACATCTGGTATGATTACAGACTTGAATGCATCATTAACACTCTCCCCAGCCTTAAGCCGCCATATTTTGCCAGGATACATCTCATAAAAATCATCACTACTCGCATCAAAAGCATTCGGATTCAGTGCAGCCATAGGCAGGGCTGACATTGTTTTCCCCTCTACGATCATGCCGTAGACGAAATTCATCATGTCCTGATCATCACGAATGGCCTCATAAATTCCACCACCCCAGATACTGTCTTCCTGTTCCTGCCAATAACAAAAGTCATATGGTATCCGACCATCAAACGGATTCGGAATCGCCCGTAAAACTTTAGAACCAAGAACTGTAATAACTACAGGCATATGGATCGGTTGGCCCTCTTGCTTAGCAGGGATCTCCATGTAGGGTTCAA